TTAGACAGGAAATAGGACGATTTATAAATAAATGGGCCGGACTAGCCGGGCTGTCATTGCCTAAATGGGCAAGAGATATGTTCGGAATGAAGTCATTTAGCGGCGGGGCAGATGCATCGTCTCCGTTCGATGTTGTAAAAAATGCTAGTAGCATCACAGCAAATAAGCCCGTAGGAATTAATGGCATGATTAATAATAAATCTAAAGTTGATGTTGATATTAATTTACAGCAAGTGCCAGGATTTAACGCCACGGCAAAAGGAAGCCTAACAGGATTAAATTCATCAAAACTTGGATTTAACATGGGCGGGATGCAATAATGTTAGAAAAATTACAATCAGCAAGCTTCAAGGGTGTAACTTTTTTAATTGAATCCACGTCCACAAATGGCGGGCGCAAAACAGTTACGCATGAATACCCAAATAGCGACAGGCGCTTTGTTGAAGATTTGGGGGACTTACAAGAAATATTCTCACTTACTGGGGTGATATCTGGTGATAATTATATACAAGATAGAGACGCGCTTATATCGGCATTAAAAGAGCCTGATAGGGGCGATTTGGTGCATCCGTTTTATGGAACTGTTAAAGTTGTTGCAAAGCCTTATAGCCTTAGTGAAGGCCTAACTAGTTTGGGTATTGCTCGTTTTAATATGACTTTTGAAAAATCTGATGAATCGGTATTTCCATCGGGCTCAGATGATAATACGTCATTAATAAATCAACAAACAAACTTACTTGCCTCATATGTAGGCGCAGATCTTGCAAGTATATTTAGCGTTCGTAAAAAATACCCATCCAACTTCCTTAGTGCAAAAACTATTTTAACTGGCGTATCTGATGCAATGGGAATTAATGCAGATAATATTTTGCAGGTTGCTGATGAGGTTAGTTCATTCAGTGGGTTTTTACTTGGGTTCACAAACAATATTAATAGCAATATTAACGACCCTACAAATCTAGCCTATGACTTTGGTATATTATTTGGATCGTTTAGCACCATAGGGCGCAATGCGCGAGATCAGTTTGACTTACTTACTAAGTTATTTAACTATGGAGAAAATGACGTAGCAATACAGGAGACAACAGCGCCTCGCATCGAGCGCGCAACTAACCAGGTTATAATAAATAGTGCAGTAAATACTAATGCACTTGCATATGCTTATAATACAGTTCCGCAATTGTCACTAACAACCGAAATAGATATTAAGGAAATTGAAGATCAATTAGATGCTCAATTTAATTACACGATAGCAAATAATAATTTAACTGACATCACAGTGCAGGCATTAAAGGATCTACGTGTTGAGGTTACTCAATTTTTAGAGCAGGCAACCGTTAATGCGTTCCGTATTTCTACGATAGAAACCCATGAATTGCCGATGACTATGTTATGTTTTCAATATTATGGAAGTGTCGATAATACGCAGGCATTAATTAATCTTAATAATACCATTGATACATCATTTGTGTCGGGAAATGTAGGCATATTAGTAACATGATAACATTGGAAGTATCAGGACTTAAGTACGAAGGCTTCACGGATATAAAAATATTCCGTAGCATTGAGGCTATTAGCGGTAGTTTCGAGTTTTCTGCGACTTCAAACAAAGTAACTTCATTTCCTATAAAGGCAGGCGCGCCATGCAGGGTGTTTATTAAAAATACCAGTGTTATAAACGGCTATGTAGACAGCATAGATGTTACATATGATTCTACAATGCATAAAATAACTATAAGGGGGCGTGACCGTACCGCTGACTTGGTGGATAGTAGTATTGTTGAGGTTAAGGAGTTTGTAGGGCTTGGATTAATTCAAATAATACGAAAAGTTCTTGATGACCATAACCTTTCTGCAATAAAAATCATTAATGAGGCTGGGGCGGATCCTGCGCCATTTTCAGAAAGTGACCCATCAAGCTCGCCAGTAAGTCAGTCAATGTTTGACTTTATAGAAACGTATGCGCGAAAAAGGCAGGTACTACTTACAACTGATGGCGAGGGCAATATCGTACTTGCGCGATCTGCATCGTTTAAGTCAGCAACGCAATTGCAAAATATAATAAATGGTGATTTTAACAATATAAAATCTGCTACTATAAGTTATGATTTTAATAAAAGATTTTATAAATATACGTTATGGAGTGGCCAGAATCCCAGTGTTGATTTTAGCGGTGGCGATACAAGTTATGAGTCTGTCGCTGTGCAAAGCGGAACGGCTATTGATAATAGTATAAATATGCGCCAAAGTCGCACCGTGGAGATAATATCAGAAACTTCCGACTCTAATGTAAATTTAACCGACCTTGCTACATGGACTAAAAACCTTACAAAGGCCAGGTCTACTGAGTATGAGGCCATAGTTTACGGATATCATCAAGACGAATCAGAAACGACTCTATGGAAGCCTAATATTTTAGTAAAGGTGCAAGATAATTTTGCTGATATTAATTCTACTTTATTAATAAAATCAGTAGAGTATAATTTATCATTGGATACAGGGTCAACCACGGTAATTAAATTAGTTGATAAAGATGCTTATACGCTGCAATTAAAAGTGGATGCTGCAACGCAGAAGTCAGATAAAAAAGGCGATGATATAATATTTACGGATAGCTAATGAATATTCTAACTTTTATTAAAAACCTAATTAAGCGCGGAACTGTATCCAGAAAAACAGAAGACTCTGGAGACTATTCTATTGCGCAAATTAAATGGATGTCAAAAAAAGTTGGCAATGTAGAGGTATTGCATCCTTACGGGATGTCTTCCTATGCTCCAGTGGGTTCACTTGCACTAATGTTTAATATTATGGGTCAAGAGGCAAACCGAGCCGCAATAGTGAATGATCCTAAGAGACGGTTTAAAGATTTAAAAGAGGGTGAGGTTGCTATTGGAAATTTTCTTACAAGAAGTTATGTAAAATTTCTAGAAAATGGCGATATAGAAATAGTAACAACTAATAATCAAAATATAACGGTAACTGGAGATTCAAATTTGACAGTTGCGGGTAGTGCAAATATAACGGTAACTGGAGATTCAAATTTGACAGTTGCGGGTAGTGCAAATATTACATCAACTGGAAATGCCACTATCACTTCTGATGCTCATGTGGTGGTTACTGCAACTGGAACTGTGGGAATAACATCGACAGGAAATACCACGCTAACAGCGCCAATAACTACGATCGATGGGGCTTTACGTGTAACTGGCGAGATAACCGCTGATTATGGCGGCATTGATGAGATATCATTTACTGATATAATAACAAAATATAACTTACATACTCACATATCAGCAACTGCTGGTAATCCTAGTTCAGTTGCTAACAATACATTACCATAGGTGAATAAATGGCTATAGATATAAAATTAACACAAAACACGACAACAAAGCAGTTTGATGTGTCGTTTGAAAATGGAGATTTTAAACTTGTGGATAGCTTCGATACATCACTAACGGTTTCATTGTTCGCGGATTCAAGGGCAAGCTCAAGTCAAGTGCCGCGATCTGAGTTGCGCCGTGGATGGTGGGGCAATCAATTCTCGCAATACTACCCGCTGTTTGAGGTAGGTTCGTTATTATGGTTAGTTTACCAGGGTCGCAAGACGCAAGCCACATTAAATAATGCTATTGACTTTGCAAGAAATAGTTTACAATGGCTTGTAAATGATAATCACGCAAAGCGCGTAAATGCCACAGGCGTATTTACGGATGATGGAATTACACTAGCTATCGTTATTGATAGAGGCAATAGCATTGTGGAAACGAGATATTATGATTTATGGAATAATTCAGGGCAAGTATAATGGCATTTAATATACCGACTTCACAGCAGCAAGTTATTGATAGGGCCGCTACAGATGTGCAATTAGCACTTCCTGAGTCAAACCCGTTTTTTAAAAATTCATTTCTTGGTGCTATAGTTTATAGTTTTTCTGGGCGTATATATGATTTTTATTTGCAGTTAAATATTTTAATTCGTGAATTATTTGTTGATACCGCTACAAATTCATTTTTGGAAAGGTGGGGAACCTATAAAGGCATTACAAGAAATGCAGCTACCACCGCAAGCGGAGTGATAACTGCAACTGGCACGGCAACATCGATTATACCACTTGCGACCCAATTTACTGATGCTGATGGTAGCGTTTTTGAGTCAACCGTTGCGGCAACAATAACATCTACGGCCGTATCAGTAACAAGCTTAACAAGAAGCGGAACCACGGTAACAGCCACCACCGCAAGCGCCCATGAGCTCGGTTCAACTCAGAACGTCGTAATGTCTGGCGCGGTTGAGACTGATTATAATGGCAATGTTGAGATAACAGTAACTAGCGCCACTACATTTACATATCAGGTAACTACAACCCCGACTACTCCGGCCACTGGCACGATACTTGCAACGGCTAGTCTTGCTTCTGTGTCAGTGCAGTCTGTAGCATTTGGTATTGCGCAAAATCTTGCGGCTGGATCTCAATTAACCATTGGTAGTCCAATATCAGGCGTTGACGATATTGCTATTACTCAGTATGCAGCAATAACAGGCGGAACTGATTTAGAAACCGATGATGATTTGCGTGTGCGTATTATTGATAAATATCAGAATCCAATATCACATTTTAATGAAAGCGATATCGTTGCAAAGGCAAAGGAAGTCGCTGGCGTTACCCGCGTATTTGTTTATCAATCTGGCGAGACTTACGGATCCAATCTAGCAGTAACATCAATAACGCGAGTTGGTGATATCGCAACAGTTACAACTACGGCAGCGCATAATTTAGAAAACTGCATGAACGCGACAATGTCTGGCGCGGTTGAGACTGATTATAATGTAACTGCACGTATTTTAGTTATAAGTACTACTACATTTTGCTATATCGTGGCTAATACCCCAACTACTCCGGCAACAGGTACTATTTTAGTGAACCCTACTATCCCGCTTGGTCAAACTATTGTTTATTTTACACGTGATAATGATACTAATATAATACCAGATGCGGCAGAAGTTGTTACGGTGCAGACAAAATTAGCAACTATTAGGCCCGCAAATACTGCTGATGTTGATTTCATCATTAGCGCTCCTACCGGCGTTTCGGTTCCATTCACATTTACCGCACTGTCTCCAAATACATCAACAATGCAAGCGGCCATAACCGCTAATCTTGCTGCC